TTTATATGATGAGGCAAATAAAAAATATTTAATGACTTACATGCCAGAACAAAAACCACGTACTTGCTTACCATTTATTGTTCATCAAGCGGATTTAATGGCAGCCAGAATTGAGTTTGAAAGAGAATGGTTACCTAAATTACAGGGTAACGTGGAGGTTAAAAAGAAAGTATTTACATTGGATAATAAGAAATCAGCCCCAGTAACTTCAGCCGCTAAATCTAAAGCATTAGGTAGTGTAAAAAGTGAGGGACTTAAAAACCTATTAGACAACTTATGATATTAACAATTGTATTACTTTCAATATTGGTCGTGACTCTTGGATTCACGACCTTTAATCTTCTTAAGAAAAATGAGAAACAAGAAGATATTCTCGCAGGTTACATGACCTATTTAAATAAAATTTCCGACACTATTGAAATGGCAGAAAAGAAAATGATTGATATAGATGCCAAAGGTAGTTTTAAATCAGATGATGAGGTAGGATTTTTCTTTGAACAAATTAAAACAATACAAGCTGCGTTAAATGCTTTTGTTATTAAAAACATTACAAAATAATGGAAGAGGTAGTAGTAAAAAAGAAAAAAGGGGTACAATACTTTACCCAAGATACCGAAGATGCTATTGTATTATATAATAACACTACTGATTTTGAGTTAAAAAGTAGAATCTATCACGATAGAATTCACTATGCCTTTTTTAAACTTACCGAAAACATTATTCATACCTTTAAATTCTACTATACTGAAGTAGATAATATTGAGGACTTACAACACGAGGTAATTACTTTTTTACTATCTAAAATCCATTTATTTAATCCAGAAAAAGGAGCTAAAGCATATTCATATTTTGGAACTATTGCTAAACGTTATTTAATATTATCAAATCAGAAAAATTATAAAAAACGTATTGATACTGTTGCTTTAGATACTATTGAGGAAGATGAGGAACATTCATACAGTATAGATGATACTTCGCATGATGAACGTTTATCGATGTTTATAGACATTTATACCGAATATTGTACCCGAAACATTTATAATTTATTTCCTAAAGAATATGACGCTCAAATTGCGGATGCTATTTTAGAATTATTTCGCAAACGAGAAAACTTAGATGTGTTTAATAAAAAAGCACTTTACATTTATATCCGTGAAATTGTAGATGTTAAGACTCCTAAAATTACTAAAATAGCGAATCAACTCTACGATATATTTAAAGAAGGTTATGTATTTTATTTAGAACATGGATATACAAATTTTTAGTTTTCATATTTATAAAAAACTAAATGTATATTTATGTCGCAATTTGATAATATAATTTTTAAGAACAAAAAATTCTCTGATGTTTTAGAAGAAATCTACAACAATCAAAAGAAAAAAGATCAACAGGTTACTGCTTTAATTTCCGAATTAAAACCTTTAATTTCTGATATTGGAGATGCTACTTTGGTAGTTCCTTTAATTAAAGAATATATGGAAATAAGTGTTAAAAATGATGACATCTTGATTAAGATGGCTGCTTTAGCTCAACGTGCTATGGCAACTACCACATCTGAAGGAGCTTTAACTATTTCCGATGAGGAAAAAGAGCAGTTATTATCTGCTATGAACGAGTTAAAAGGAGGTAATTAATGGCAAACTATGGATTTAGTGCTTTAAATAAAAATTTAAACGTTAAAAATAATTTTAATGTATTAAATTCTATTAGTAATAACAATTTAATTAAATCCGTAAGAGTATTAAGTATTGTTTTAGACGAAACTCATCCAAGATTTAAAGAATTAGGTGAATGGAATGGATTAGGTACTATTGAATATGAAGAGGTTTATAACCCACTACCTTCAAATATTCCATCAACAGCAAAACCTTTACAAAGTAATACTAAAAAATTTCCTTTAATTAATGAAATTGTATTTTTGTTAACTCAACCAGATACAAATATATTTGAATTTTCTTCTGGAAATGTTGAATATTATATAGATGTTGTATCTTTATGGAATAGTAACCATCATAATGCTTATCCTTCAACCCCAAACTTATTACCTGATTCACAACAAAAGGATTATATTCAAACTCAAGCGGGTAACGTTAGAAGAGTAACAGATCAATCAACAGAAATATTTTTAGGTAGAACATTTAAAGAACGTTCTAATATACATCCTTTATTACCTTTTGAAGGTGATGTAATTTATGAAGGTAGATGGGGAAATAGTATTAGAGTAGGATCAACTGTAAAAAATTCAATAAACAATTGGTCTTCTGTAGGTACAAATGGTGATCCTATTTTTATTATTAGAAACGGTCAAGGAGTTCAAACAGAAGAAGGTTGGGTACCAACAGTAGAAGATATTAATAATGATGATTCTTCTATTTATGCTACAAGTACTCAAAAAATACCTTTAAAAGCATCAAGTACTCTTTATAATAGTTACAAAACAGCCCCAACATCTCCAGATCAATATGCTGGAAAACAAATAATAATTAACTCAGGTCGTTTAGTATTTAATTCAACTACAGATCATATTTTACTAAGTTCAGCACAAACAATAAGTTTTAATGCTGTTAAAGGATTTAATTTTGATACTAAAGCAAATTTTGTTATAGGTGCTCCTTCAATAAAATTAGGTTCCAAAAACGCAACTGAACCTTTATTATTAGGAAACCAAACAGTTACTTTATTAAATCAATTATTGGTAAATTTAGAATCCTTTATGACTATATGTTCAACATTAGTCTCCACCCCTCCAGGTACTCCTTTAGGTCCTTTAAATATTGTAGCAGGCCAAATGTCAACTATATTAAATGGTTTACAACAAAATTTAAATAACATTAAATCTAAAAATAATTTTACAATCTAATGGCAAACATACAAGATATTGATGTAGCAGCGCTTTTAAAATCTATCCCTGATAGTTTAAAACCTCAAGGTTCAGCTAAATTAGGTAATATTATATATGATAAAGGTAAAGTTATTCAACAATTATTAACTCCTATTGCCAATAAATTATTATCAGATGTTACTTCTCCAGATGGTGCTTGTGTTCCACAATCAACTTTAGATAAAGTAATTTTAGAAAGAAATGCTTTAGTAGGACAATTAAATAGTATAGGTACTAGTTTAGATACAATTACTAAATCTATTACAGGATTAAATACTTTTTTTAATTTAGTAATAGCTACTATTGATGTTATATCTACTGCTAAGACAGCAGTATCATTAGCTGCTAAATTTGTACCTGTTATTCCGGGTGCTGTTCCTGCTGCTTTAAGTGATTTAGAAGATATTAAAAATAAATTAACTTTTACTAAAACTGGAACTTCTAGATTAGATAAAATACAATCATCAATCAATGTTTCTGCTATTTCTATATCTTTAGTTAATGGGTTTATTTTAACAATTGTTAACGTTTTAAATTCATTAGATGCTATTTTAGTAAAATGTAGTCCAAATTCAACTTTTTTACCTATTTCTAAAGGTATAAATGATAGTGCTGATGCTCAAAGACAAGCAGAAACAACATTAAACCAAACTACATATAATGGGTTTATTATTGAAATACAAGAAGTACCTTATACACCAACTGTAACTCGTAGACGTGCTATTGGTAAAAATCAACAAGGTATAATTTTAATTCAAACAGAATTATCATTTACCACAAACCCACAAACATTAATTAACGAATTAAAATCAATAATTGATAGAGATAATTTAAAAGCTTACTAACTTAATATTTATAAACAATGAAACCATCAGATTTTAAAAAAATTATTAAAGAGGCAGTAAAGGAAGCTATTCAAGAAGAATTAAAAGATATTCTATTGGAAGCTGTTCGTGCCCCTAAAACAATTGTTACGGAGTCAATTAGGGACACTTACGCTCAACCTCACCTTTCAAAACCAAAACAATTAACACCAGCTGAAAGACAAGCAATGTTTGGAGGTATTTTAGAAGAAATGCAAGGTGGTGGTGCAGCAACAACAGCATATAATGGACAATTTCAACCACAAGGACCTGTAGATGCTGTTAATGGAGCATTACCTGAAGGCAATGTTGGTTTAGACCAAATTATGGCTTTAATGAACGGTAAATAATGGCATTTGGAGCTAAAAAAATATTCCCAATAGATACTCGACCTAGTGTTGGAGTGGGAGTTGCTTTACCATTTAATGCTCCTGCTGTTTTTAAAACAACATATACAACTCAAGAAGCAATTAAATACAATTTAATTAATTTTTTTCTTACAAACCAACCAGAAAGATATTTACAACCTAATTTTGGAGGTAATTTACGAAAATTTGTTTTTAACCAAATAACAAGTGGAAACACAGAGTATTTAAAACAAGACATCCAACAACAACTTCAAACCTATTTTGTGAATGTTATTATTGATAGTTTAGATGTTTTGTCATATCCTGATGAAAATCAAATTAATATAATTTTAAAATATAGTATAAAAGATACAGGATTAACTGATGAAATACAATTATTATTTACATAATGGCAACTAAAAAAAGAAATATAACTTATATTAATAAGGATTTTAGTGAATTAAGAGCTAGTTTAATTGACTATGCTAGAACTTATTTTCCTACAACTTACAACGATTTTACTCCAGCATCCCCAGGTATGATGTTTATGGAAATGGCTGCCTATGTAGGTGATGTTTTATCATTCTACTTAGATAATCAAATCCAAGAAAATTATTTACAATATGCTCGTCAAACAAATAATTTATATGAGTTAGCTTATATGTTTGGTTATAAACCAAATGTAACCCAAGCAGCAACAACTTATATTGATTTTTATCAACAAGTACCAGCTTTATTATCAGGTTCTACTTATGTACCTGATTTTAGTTATGCTTTATTTATTAATCAAAATGCTCAAGTTAAATCGGTTTCTAATCCTTCAATATCCTTTTTAGTAGATAATCCTATAGATTTTTCTGTATCTAGTTCTTCAAACCCAACAGAAGTATCTATATTTTCATTAGCAGGTGGTAATCCAACTTTTTTCCTTTTAAAAAAATCAAGTAAAGCAACCGCTGTTACTATTAATACAACATCATTTACTTTTGGTCCTCCAATTCCCTTTTCAACAGTAAATATTATTGGTGATAAAATTGTAGGTATTTTAGATATTACAGACCAAACAACAGGTGATAAATGGTATGAGGTAGATTATTTAGCTCAAGAAACAATATTTGATTCAATTAAGAATACAAATACAAATGACCCTAATTTATCCCAATATTCAGGAGATACACCTTATATTTTACAATTAAAATTAATACAAAGAAGATTTGCTACTCGTTTCTTAGATTCAACAACCTTACAACTCCAATTTGGTTCAGGAACTACAGCAGATAATGATGCTGAATTAATACCAAACCCAAACAATGTAGGTTTAGGATTACCTTTTGGACAAAGTAAATTAACAACAGCATTTTCACCTTCTAATTTTATATTTACAAATACTTATGGTATTGCTCCTTCAAACACAACATTAACTGTTAGATATTTAACTGGTGGGGGAGTTTCATCAAATGTTCCTGCTAATGATTTAACTAATTTAATAGCAAACATTCAATTTTTAAATACTAATTTAAATGCCTCTACAGCAAATGCTATATATGCTTCATTAGCTGTTACTAACCCAATAGCAGCAGATGGAGGAGGTGACGGAGATTCAATAGAGGAAATTAGACAAAATGCTTCCGCTAACTTTGCTTCTCAATTACGAAACGTAACTCAAGATGATTATTTAGTAAGAGCACTTTCTATGCCTTCTAAATATGGAGTTATTTCAAAAGCATATATTGAACCTACTAAGGCCCAATCAATATCAGCTGGTGAATCTCAATCCGTATTAGATTTGTATGTGTTGTCATATAACGTGAATAATCAATTAACCACAGCATCACCCGCTTTAAAACAGAATTTAACTACATACTTATCTCAATATAGAATGATTAATGATTCTGTTAATATTAAAGATGGATTTATTATTAACATTGGAGTTAATTTTAGTATTATAGTTTTACCTAATTTTAATAGTAATGACGTATTAACAAGATGTATTACGGCTTTAAAAGATTTCTTTGCTATTGATAAATGGGCAATTAATGAACCTATTGTATTAAGAGATCTTTATATTTTACTGGACGCTATTGAAGGTGTTCAAACAGTACAAAATATAACAATTAATAATCTATCAGGAGAGGATTTAGGATATAGTAAATATGCTTATGACATAAAAGCAGCAACACAAAATAATGTTGTTTATCCTTCATTAGATCCTAGTATTTTTGAAGTAAAATACCCCAATACAGATATTCAAGGAAGGGTAGTAAATTTATAATAAAATGGCAGTATTAAAAATATTCCCCGAAAAAGACGCTACCTTATATTCATTGTTTCCTAACATGAATACAGGATTAGATGAAATTGTAGAAGCAACACTTACTACATTTGCCTATTCCAACCCAAATCCACAGGCAAGTAGATTTTTAATTAAATTTGCTGATGATGATATTATTGCTGCTTTTGAACCTATGAGTGATGCTATATACAATAGTGGAAATTGGGAAGCTAAATTACAATGTTTTGTTTCTACAGCAACTGGATTAGCAACAACTTCATCTGTAGTATGCTACCCAGCAGCACAGGAATGGGCTATGGGAACAGGTCGTTATTTAGATGAACCTATTTCAACAGATGGTTGTAGTTGGATATGGGCAGGATACTCAGGAAGTTATGTATGGAGTGCTCCAAATGGTGCTATTGTTTCTTATACATCTTCTGTTCCAGCAGGTGGTGGATCTTGGTATACAGGATCTCAATATGCTTCTTCGGTTACATTTTCGTATAGAACAAATAAAGATCTTAATTTAAATGTAACAAATACTGTTAAAGCTTGGTTAAATACTACAGGTTCTATTCCAACAACTAAATTACCTAATAATGGTTTTTTATTAAAACAAGATTTAGAATGGGTATATAATAAAAATTATCAACCTGAATTAAAATATTTTTCAGTTGATACTAATACAATTTACCCACCAGCTTTACAAATTAGCTGGGATGATTCAGTCTGGAATACAGGTTCTTCAACTCAATTAGTATTAAATACATTACCGGCTACTATTAACTTAGCACAAAATCCAGGAGTATTTTATAGTTCAAGTATAAATCGTTTTAGAATAAATGCTCGTCCTGAATATCCAATTCAGTTATGGCAAACATCTTCTGTTTATACTAATAATTACTATTTACCTTCAGGTTCATCTTATTATGCTATTAAAGATTTAGAAACTAATGAATATATTGTTAATTTTGATTCAAAATATACTCAATTAAGTGCTGATGCCACTTCAAGTTATTTTGATATGTATATGAATTTCCTACAACCAGAAAGATATTACACTGTATTAATTCAAAGCACAATAAACGGTTCAACAATAGTATTTAACGATCAATATTACTTTAAAGTAATTAATGGATAATGGAACAAATAGCATTAAATAAAATAGTTTACGATAAAAATCAATACACAAAAGTAATTGATACTTCTTTTACTCAATTAGTTAATGTTACTTCTTCCCTTACTCAATCAGCTCCTTTAATTTCTGTAGACCAATTTTTTCAATATTACCAAGATTTGTTCTACCAAATACCTAAGCTTGGAGATATCAATTCTCATCAGTACCTTGTAACAACAAGTGGTGCTTATATTGGTTCTACAACTCCAACAGATGATACAATTCAAGCATTAATTGAGGAAGTCACTCAATTAAGACAAGAAAACTTAGACTTACAACAACAAATAATCTCAGGAAGCATATAATGGCTGAAGTAGTTAACATAACCCCAATAAATCCATTTACCTTTGAATTACAAGAGTATTCGAATTCGGATAATTCTCTTATTAATTCATTTAATATAGATACAACATTTAATCCTCAAACAGATTATTTAGAATATTTTATTTATGATTTAAATGGTAATATTTTACTTCAAAATATTAGTGGATATCCTGGATATAGATTAATAGATAATAATGTTGTTTTATATCCTGAAGTTGATTTAAAAGCTTATGGTTATAATGAAGGTCAGTATAATACTTTATATAACTTTTTAAGCCCAAAATTAGGTTCTAGTAATTTCAATCCTTATTATATTTCACAAATTAGTTCGGATAGAACAGAAGTTAGATTAGATACAACTTCTATTCCTAATGCTTTAGTAATTTCATCAGCAACAGAATTAATTAATGATATTACAAATTCAACAGGAAGTTATTATGATTTTTATTTGGATTTTGGTAGTAATGATTTAGTAATTGCTGTTAATGCCTTATTAGACACTACAGATGCTAATAACCCTACAGTTTTAATTAAATTATATGAACCATTACCCCAACAATTTGACCTAAATTCTCAATGCTGGGCAGTAACGCAAGTTTCAGAACCAGTTGCTTACAATATTGATATTAATCAAGTATTTGATATTGTTGATAATAAAATATATTTAAAAGGTCCTAATACAAATTTAAATGTTACTGACCAATATAATAATGCTACCTCTTATACTAATTACAATACTTTAACTGGAAGTCCTTCTAACCAAGGATCAGGTAGTTTAAAATATCAATTAAATAGTTTATTAGTTAAAAGAGGAGTAGAAGTTAATGTTGATTATTCGGATTATTCTAATTTTATTCATTTTTCTTCAGCACAAACTAGATTAGAAAATTTTTATTATAAATTAGGATTAATAGAACAATACAATTATAGTGCTAGTTATTCAACAGGAACTACTACTAACTATTATGTTTCTCAAAGTAATAATATATGGCAAGACAAAATAGATGCTATTATTACTACTTTTGATGATTATGAATATTTTCTTTATTTTGATTCGGGTTCAGCATGTTGGCCTAAAACATCTTCAACCCCACCATATGTAAATTACCCTACTAATTCCTCACAAGGTCAAGCATTTTTATTAAGTCAATCATCAATTGCTTCTGAATATGATATTGAAAATAATAATGCTTTAGTATTAGCTATTCCTAGTTATTTAAGAGAAGATCCAGATAATGATTCTTTTGGATTATTTGTAGAAATGGTTGGTCAATTATTTGATAATATTTTTGTGTATATACAAAGTGTTACAACTAAATCGGATAATGATAACCGTTTGAATTATGGTGCTCCTAAAGATTTAGTAGCAGATATTTTACGAGATTTAGGTATAAAAATTTACCAAAATAATTTTTCATCTAATGATCTTTACCAAGCATTGATTGGTATAACTCCATCAGGTAGTTTATATAATTTACCCTTTACAACAGGTTCATTACCCGTTCCTGCTAATTCAGGATTAGAATATATTTCTACTTATGTTACAGCATCATCAACAAGTTCATTAATTCCAACTTCGGATCTTAATGATTCTATATACAAACGTATATACAATAGTGTTCCTTATATTTTAAAGAAAAAAGGAAGTGTTGCTGGTTTAAGATCTTTAATTACTTTATTTGGTGTTCCTGATACTATTATTCGCATTAATGAATTTGGAGGTAAAGACAGAAATCCAAATACATATGATAATTGGGAAGATACTTATAATTACGCTTTTTATACAAGTGGATCATCTTATATTAGTTCATCTTTTACACTAAATTCAGATTGGGCTGCCTCTAACAACAAACCTCAATCAGTTGAATTTAGATTTAGAACCGATGGTTTACCATATAATACTGGAAGTATTGCTTCTCAAAGTTTATGGGTAACAGATCAAAATGTTAAACTAGTACTAAAATATACAGGATCAGGATACAATAGTGGTTCTTATTTAGGACAACCTGTTGATCCTTATAACCAGTTTGCTAAATTAGACTTTATTCCTGACCCAGCATCACCTAATTCATCAGCAAGTGTTTATTTGCCTTTTTATAATGGTGGATGGTGGTCTGTTTTAGTAAATAAACAAGGAACTAATTACACATTATACGCTAAGGATAAAAATTATAATGGTGAAGATGGTAATATTATAGGATGGCAAGCATCTTCATCAGTAACAACAGCAGTTACTAATTGGAATAATAGTACTAAATCATTTTTTGGTATTTCATCATCATTAGCAGGTAAAATATTTTCAGGTTCATTCCAAGAAATCAGATATTACAAATCAGCTTTATCTGAAAGTAATTTTGATGCTTATGTAATGAATCCTTACTCAATTGAGTCAAGTGAAAATTTAGCATTTAGAGCTACTTTAGGAGGCGAATTATATACTGCTTCTGTTTCTGTTCATCCAAAAGTAACAGGATCTTGGGTACCTACCTCTTCATTTGTAGGAAATAGTAATTTTTATTTAAGTGGAAGTTACGACTTTATTTCAAACCAAGAAGTATTTTTCTTTGACCAAGTCCCAGCAGGTATTCAAAACGCTATTTCAGACAAAGTAAAACAACAAAATATTGTTTTACCTTATAGTAGTAGTAATTCAAACATACCAAATGCTAATGTATTATCTCCTTATCGCTCAATCCAACAATTCCCAGCAATAAGTTCTAGTTATACTAAAGATATTGATTATGTTGAAATCGCTTTTTCACCTCAAAATGAAATAAATGAGGATATAAACTCACAATTAGGTTACTTTAATATAGGAGATGTAATTGGAGATCCTAGATTCCAATCCTCATCCGCAGTAACATATCCTGATTTAGATGCTATTAGAAATGTGTATTTTGAAAAATATACTACAAACTATCAAGAGTGGGATTACATTAGATTAATTGAGTTTTTTGATAACTCATTATTTAAAATGTTACAAGATTTTATTCCTGCTAGATCTTCATTAGCAGCTGGAATTGTAGTAAAAAATACATTATTAGATAGAAATAGATATCCTGTACCACAGGTTAGTCCTTCTAATTCAATTGCCCAAGTAGGTTCAAATACCTCAGGTTCAGGTCCTCTTGGTACCCCTTACATTGTTGAAGACATGACTCTTACAGGTTCTATATCTGTTGGTTATACTGAAGGAGATAGTGGAGGCACATACCCTAATTTACTTGGTCAAACCTCTTCATTATACACGTATGTAAACGTTATAAATGTAACTCAAAGTTGGAACGGAGCAACACCTTCAGTAAGTGGGGCTGTACCTTTTATTCATTCATCACAAACAGAATTTTATGATGGTCAGTTAAGTGGTTCTAATTTAGTAGTTACTAATGGTGATTTAAGTAATTGTAAAGTAGAAATAGTTCAAGTATATAATACTTCTTCATTACCAGGTAGTATTAATTCTTTTGGTGGTTATTATTTTAATCTATATGATTTTGATACAAATAAAACATATTATTTATCATTTACCGAAACTAATAATGCTTTAGCTTTAGGAAATGGAGGTGTTAAAATTTATGATTCTAGTAATCTGACAGGAACACAAAGAATACTCTATTCAGGAAGTACACCTTTAAGTCCTGGTAGTTCTAGAAATATAAACCAATTAGAAGTTCAAGCTATAGTACCTCCTATTGTAATATCTTATACTGATATTTTTTCAAGTATGGAAGTTACTAATTTTACAATTTTTGAATCTTATATAGACCCAGATTGTGAAGTAATAGCTAATGATGCTCAAGTTTCTAGAGTTAGTACAAGATATATGGATGTAAATTTTCAAACAAATCCAAATATAGCTATTAATGAACAAAGTATTTTAAGTGGAAGTGCTACTAAAGCCGCAGTTCAAGATTCTAACTATACTACTCTTAGAGTAACAAATCCAAGATATAATGGTTGTGAATTAACAACTTATGCTTCTAGATCTGCTGCTCAAAATTACACACAATATTTTGGATATTTTAATTATATCCAATTCGCAGGTCAAAACTCACTATACGACTCAGGAATATCTGATGTTCAGTTAATAGCATTAATTGATTTAGATGGTAATTCTATAGTATTAAATTCAAAAAATAATAATGTAGGATTAGTTCAAGATACTTTTAATAATGCTTCAGCAAGTATGATATACCCAGCGGTATCAACAGGAAGTTTAGTTTCTAGTAGTAGAGCTTATCAAGTTTTAGAAGGTGGTGCTTATGTAAATATTGATGGTGGAGGAGGTTATACTAGATCTTTAAATGAACAATCAGTAGCTATTAATATGTATCCTTATTTTAATCCATTTAATCAAATTAATGTAACTCAATCTGGGTTAATAATTCCGTCAACAATTAATCCATACTTCACAGGTTCTTTTATACAAGTAGCACAACAAGCAGGATACTTTAAAACTTTATAATACAAAAACAATAAAATCATATATTTATAATAAAATAAACAATGGGATATT